GACCCAAATCCTTTGCTTCAGAGTTTTTATTACAACCACACTTTTCTACTGAATCTTATTTTGAAGAAGACCAAATTACTGCTTGTGAAGACGAAAAATTAGTGAATTTATCGTATAATAAGAAATACGACAAGTCTATAGACGAGCAGATATTTGGAGGGTTTGATGTCGGTAAGAAGAGACATCCCTCTCATTTAGTTTTATTTAGCAGAATAGGGGATAACATAAAGCAAATTCATTCCTCCTTTTTAGATGGTTGGAATTACACAGATCAAATAGATTATTTGAATGAAGTTGCAGACAATTATAAACTTGAAAATGGTTATGTAGATAATACTAGAGGAGAGTTAGAAGATAGAGGATTGAGTAGAATTTGGAGAGCTATGTCGTTTACTAGAAAGTCTAAAAATACAATGGCTCAAATCTTTGAAAAATTTATAGTATCAGGAAACTTAAGGTTAATAAAAGATGAGAGACAGAAGCAGCAAATAATCTCAGTTAATAATGAGTTAAAAGCTCCTGAAACCCCATTGGGTCATGGAGATGCTTTCTTTTCAATAGCTATGGCTTTACAAGCTATACATGAAACAGGAGAATACAAATACGAAACTTTGGGAGGGCTTGAAGATTGGAGAGATGCTGTATCGCCTGATGAATCTCCCAAACAAAAAGAACACGCTATACTTGAAAAATTAAAATTTGAAGGGGACAACAAAGACGTTCTAAATGGAGATATTGAACCATTAAATCCTAATTGTAAGGAGTCAGTCTGTAGACCAGAATTTTGGGTTCAAGAAAATAAATTATGTTTATATTGCAGTTACAGAGGATAAGGAGTAAAAATGGATAATATAACAACATCTCTTAATGAACAAACAGAAACAATTGAAGAGTCTGAATCTGAATTAACTGAACAGGCTGAAGTAGTATTAAACCACAGGTATTATTTAAAAGATATTGATGGAGAAGTTATTGAAAATAATTTTAAATTATTCAGAAGAGTGGCAAAAGCTATATCTTCTATAGAAAAGGGGTATAAAATATTACCTGTAGAAGCAACTTTATTAGAAAAAGATTTTTATTCTATGCTATCAAATTTAGAATTCATTCCTAACTCACCTACATTAATGAATGCAGGAACAGAGCAAGGTACATTATCAGCTTGTTTTGTACTTCCATTAGAAGATTCTATGGAAGATATAATGAAAACAGCTCATGATATAGCTATGGTTCAAAAATATGGTGGTGGTACAGGATTTGCTCTTTCAAAGTTAAGACCAAAAGGAGATAGAATAAAAACTACTCATGGAATTGCTTGTGGGCCTATAGCTGTTTTAAGAACCTTATCTCAAGTATCTTCTATGATAACTCAAGGAGGTAAAAGAGATGGGGCAAATATGGCAATAATGGCTATATCACACCCTGATATTGAAGAGTTTATTTCTTGTAAGGCTGTAGAAGTCGATATACATAATTTTAATATTTCTGTTGGTGTAGATACCAAGTTTATGGAAGCTGTAAAAAATAATACTAGTTATCCATTAGTTAATCCAAACACTAAACAAATTACTAAATGGATAGATGCAAGAGAGATATTCAGTAAAATAGTTGATGGAGCTTGGAGAAATGGAGAACCCGGTATGATTTTCTTAGATCGAGTCAATAAAGATAATGTTATTATAGATACTCATGGTGAAATGATTGCAACGAATCCTTGTGGAGAACAACCACTTTTAAGTAACGAAAGTTGTAATTTAGGTTCAATAAACTTAGCTAAATTTTATATAGATACTGAAGGTAATTGGCAAAATAAAATAGATTGGGATAATTTGAAAAGAGTTACTGCTTCAGCTACTCATTTTTTAGATAATGTAATTGACGCAAATAAATATGCTACTAAAGATATAGAAGAAATGACAAAGGCTACTCGAAAAATCGGTTTAGGTGTCATGGGATTTGCTGATCTATTAATTCAATTACGAATTCCTTATGATACAAAATTAGCTAGAGAAGTTGGAGAATCTCTAATGCAATTCATTAGAGAAGAAGCTGATATTTATTCAAGACATTTGGCTAACCTTAGAGGAGTATATCCTTCAGGGGAAGACAAAGACGAATATAGAAATGCTTGTAGAATGACAGTAGCTCCTACAGGAACTATTTCTATGATTGCAGGATGTTCTAGTGGAATAGAACCTACTTTTGCATTAGTTTGGAAGAAAGCTAATATATTAGAAGGTAAAACTTTATATTATTCTAACAAATATTTTGAAGAAGATGCAAAAGAACATGGATTTTATTCCGAAGATTTAATGGAATATTTATCAAAGGGAAATTCTTTACAAGATAGAGACGAAGTTCCACAATGGGTAAAAGAAGTATATATCACTTCCCCTGAAATTTCACCTGAAGCTCATGTGTTAATGCAGTCAGCCTTTCAAAAATCTGTTGATTCAGGTATATCAAAGACAATTAATTTTCCTAATGAAGCTACTAGAGAAGATGTTCAAGAAGCTTATCTATTAGCATGGGAGACAGGTTGTAAAGGTATAACTGTTTATAGGGCTGGTAGTAGAGAAAAAGAAGTATTAGTTAAAGGAACGGACAAGAAAGAAGAACCTATCGTATGTTGTGATTCTCCTAATATAGTAGAAGAATCTGGTTGTGAAACTTGTAAATCATGTGGTTGGAGTCTTTGTCACGTTGCATAAAAAGTTAATAAGTTTAGTATAATAAAGATAGGAGATTAGTATGGCAATAGGAAATTTGCTTAGAGATAGAGAAATTCAGTATGTAGCTGTGAAAGATGAAACCACACAAACGTGGAGAATTTTAGATACATGGCATGAGGCATTAAAGAATTTCGATCCAGATGACGATGTACCTGATGATAGTGCAGCAGTTAATGTTCTAACAGAAGGACAATTTTTAGCTATAGTAAAAGAAGCAGCTAGATTGGGAGTTTTACAAAATGTAAATCTTTCTAATGTAGAAGATGTAGAAGAATTAGAAAATCAAGTTTTAGATTTAGAAAAAGAAATATCAGATTTAAAGTCTGAAATAACTAAAAATGAAACAGAAAAAAGTATTTTAAAGCAAGAACCTACATCTGAAAGTTTTATGATAAAAAAATTAGCTATGAACAATATCATGAAACTTGCAGCTATAGACGATGTAAATAATCTTGCATTATAAAAGGTGTAAAATATGGCAAAATTAGGTGATTACCTTCCAGAGGTACCTCAATTAGTTAATCAAATGACTGAATTCAATTCGCAATTGAATTTATTACAATTAATGAAAGCGAATTCAGAGACTTCGACAGCTCCAACATTAGGTCTTGATCATGTAGTAAATACATGGGTCAGACATCAAATGGCTTATAGACAACAATTAGTAATGGATATACAAACTATTACTTATTCAGTTGCTGAAATAAGGTCTCCATTAGGACATATAACTAGTGAAGTGTTTAGAAGGGGAGTAAAACTTATTCCAAAAGTTAAAAATCCAAGCATGGATGAGAAAAAGAGATTAGAGAAATTACTTCTAGACTGTAATATTTTTGACCAGACTTTAGAAGAAGTATTTAGACAGGTTCATTATGATATAAATTGTATAGATGATGGCTTTGTTTATATAGTTAAAGAGTATAAATCTGATGAGAATAATAAACTTACTTCTAGAGTTAAAGAAATAAGAAGATTAAATCCAGCTTTAGTAGAATTTGATTTAGATACTGCTGGATTACCTAAAAATGCTCATTTCATATGCCCAATGCATAGAGAAGAAGTAAATGAAAAACCCGGTGACTGTGGTGTTTCTGGTTGTGATCATGTATTATGGCCAGCTATGTATAAATATTATCATAGAAACCAACATATATATTTATTTGATGGGGAAGTTATTCATGTTTCTAAGTTCTCTCCATCAGAAACATATGGTTGGTCGCCTATATTAACTATATTTGAAAAGGCTTTAACCCTTATAGGTATGGATAAAAATATTTACAGGTATTTTTTCGAGAGAAAAATGCCAGCTTCTATGGTAATGGTAACAACAGATGACCCAGAAAGTTTAAGAAGGGAAAGATCACATATAGCAGCCCAAACTAGAATAGACCCTAACTATATACCTATGGTAGCTGTATCTTCTAGAAACAATAGAGGTAGAGTTGATATGGTTAGGTTATTCCATACCCTACAAGAAATGGATTACTTACCTGTTAGACAGGAAATAAGAGAAAGAGTAGCTGCAATGTGGGGGGTTACTCCTGCATGGCAAGGAACTCCTGATGCTTTCGGTGGTTTATCAACTCAAACCCAACAATTAGTTGTTATGGGTCGTGTCGTTGAAGCAGATCAGAGATTATTTCATGAAAAAATTATTCCTTTACTTCTAGATGCCTTATCTGTAGAAGATTGGACTATTAAATTAGAACAACCTGAAGAAAAAGCTGAAGCCACTAGAATAAGTTTTGCTCAACAAAGAGCTCAAATAGCTAATCAGTTTTTACAAATGGGCTTTGATGTTAAATTAAAACAGAACGATGTTCCAATAGATGAAGCTGAGTTTATAATAGCAGGAGACCCTGTTCCAACAGCAAGAATGCAAGGAGAACAAACAGCTATGGCTTTAGAACAACAGAAAGAACAAGCTGAACAGATGAAATTGCAACAGGAACAGATGGCTGAAGGTGGAGAAGAAGGTATAGAAGAAGGTGTAGAAGAAGGTGGGGAAGAGATGGAAAAGTCTTTAAATATAGATGAAGAAGCTATAAAGACAGCTGTAGAGAAAGCTTTTACTCCTGATTTTCATGCTAAAGGCCCTGATAAAGAAAGAGATATAGATAAATGGGCTAAAAAAAGAGAGGAGAAAGCTGAAAATAGAGCTTATGGTTTTAAAGATTTGGGAGGAAACCCAAAGAATTATCAAAAATCTTGGGTAGAAGATTTATCAGAGCAAGGATTTTCGTCTCCAATAATTAAATCTGTAACAGATGATGGTTCTCAGATGTGGTTCTCTCAAAATAATGTAGATTATGTAGCTTCACTATCTCCTTCAGGGATAGTAAATGTAGAGAAAGCTTCTTTCACTCCATCAATTCCTTCAGTTTCATATAATCCAACAGGTTCAAATACTAGAAATAATAAAGATCGTAAATCTAATTCTTACCCAGATGAAAATGATGAGGAAGATTAACAATGCCTATTAAGAGAACTGATAAAGGGTGGTATTGGGGAAGTAAGGGCCCTTTTAAATCTAAAAGGAAAGCCCAAAAAGTTGCTCAAGCAGCCTATGCTTCAGGATATCAGAAGAGTTTTCAAAAAGGAAACATCACTAAAGTATTAGAGAGTATATTATATGATTTAAGAAAAGAGAATGGAGGATTTAATGGGGGTAGTGGGACAGTTTTTACTTCAACTAATGCAGGAATTTTCACTCCCACTTATGGTGATTCAAAATCTACTCAAAAACGAAAGAAGAACATTGAAGCTAAAAAAAGAGGGCATGAGTTAATAAGTGGTAAAAAAACGTCAGGAGTAGAAAAACTTCAAAGATGGATGTCAGGTAAATCACCTGTAAAAAAGCTTAAAAAAGATGTTAAAGTATCCAAAGCAACTCTTACAGGAAGCACTTCAGGATATCAAACCCAACCTGTAAATAATATTATGAGAATAGATTGGCAAAAGCCACACAAAGATATGATTAGACATAAAGAAAATGACGATCCTAAATTTATAGAAAGAGATGGGAAAGATGAAAAAGAACAAGATTTATCTGTAATAGAACAAAATGATTTTCAAAGAAAGGTAACTGAAATGGATGAAGATAATAAACGAAAAACTAGAGGAAGGGATACAACAGAGTTGGATAGTGAAGCTTCTGCGACTGCAGCAGCAATGCAATTTTCAAAACAACCTAATAAGTTTGGTAATCC